CAAGCCAGTGGCGTATCAGTTACCCTTTCTGGCATACCATCAGAATTTATATCCCTAGCCCTGCAAGAATCGCGTCAAGGCAAATCAGGCAAGGTTTATATTGGATTTTTGGATGCCTCGAATGATATTGTTGCTGACCCTTACATGATTTTTGAGGGAAGCTAGATATTCTATCAATACAGGAAGAAGGCGAACTTTCAACAATCACAATCACCTATGAATCACGCTTGATTGACCTCCAGCGTCCGCGAGAAACCCGTTTCACAGACCAAGAGCAACAACGAGAATATGAAGGCGACCGTGGATGCGAGTTTGTGCCAGCAATGAAAGAAATTACATTAACTTGGGGGCGCGCGTGAGACTACAAGGATGGGAGTCTAAACTTAATCAAGCAATTGAACAAACTGGTGGATTCCAATGGGGCACAAATGATTGCTGTATGTTCGTTGTAAGGGTTGTAGAGGCGATTACAGGCGTTGACTATGGTAAGCCATACCGAGGTTACAAAACAGCCAAGGGAGCCGCTTCTAGGCTCTTAAAACACGGTGGTGTTGAGGGCATCGCAACCAAAGAGTTTGGCGACCCTAAAAGACCATTACTTGCCAAGCGTGGTGATGTAGTTTCTTTCAAAAACAATGGAGAAATTGCCCTTGGCATCTGCATCGGCGATAAAATAGCCGCAGTTGCTGAATCTGGATTGATTTCTATCTCCATGAAAGAAGCCATTAACGCTTGGAGTATTTAGATGTCAAAAGTTGTCAAAACAGTTGTTAAAGCCGCAGTAATAGCCGCCGCAGTAGCAACTGGAGTCGGCGTTCTTGTTGGCAGTGTTGCAGTGGGCGCGGCTGGGGCATATTTTGCCACCACCTTTGTCACATCGTTGGTGCTTGGCGGTGTATCTGCTGCGCTTACAAAGTCGCCTAGCACGCCGTCCATTACCTTACAAGACCAAACTGTAACGTCACGCCAACCAATAGCGCCTCATGTTGTCGTTTATGGGCGCACCCGTTTGGGCGGCACGATTCTTTACATGGAATCGACAGAATCAAACAAGTTCTTGCACATGGTCATTGCTTTGACTGGGCATGAAATTGATGCAGTTGAATCCGTTTATTTTGGCGATGAACAAGTTACTTTTGATGGCTCTGGCAATGTAACAACTGGCAAATATGCCAATAAAGCCAGAATTGAATATAAATTAGGAACTACTGACCAAACAGCATTTAGCAATTTGGTTTCAGAATCTGATGGAAAGTGGACTGCTGACCATCGTGTCCGTGGTCGCGCTTTGCTTTATGTGCGCTTTGAATATGACCAAAACGTATATTTCAGCGGCATTCCAAACGTTTCGGCTGTTATTCGTGGCAAAAAAGTCTACGACCCTCGCACAGATACAACTGTTTGGTCAGCAAACCCAGCCCTTTGTTTGGCTGATTATTTGACAAATACCAAATACGGTGTTGGTGCTGATTACGCTACCGAGATTGACGAAACCGCATTAGCTGCCGCCGCAAACATTTGTGATGAAGATGTGTTAATTATTGATTTGACTTATGAAAATCGGTATGAGACACATGGCGCTTTTGCCACATCCAGTAAACCAGAGGATGTAATTAACCAGATTGTGTCTTCAATGGCTGGTAAATGTATCTGGTCAAATGGAACTTGGCGCATTTTGGCTGGCGCTTATTACGCACCAACGCTTTCATTTGATGAAAATGATTTGCGTGGCGGCTTCCGTGTTCAGTCATTGGTTAGTCGCCGTGAAAGTTTCAATGGTGTTAAAGGCGTATTTTTAGCCCAAAAAGACAATTACGTTATTACAGACTTTCCATCCATTGTCTCGGCAACATATAAAGCACAAGACAACAATGAGGAGCGCCTAAAGTCTATTGAATTGCCAATGACTACGTCACATAGTATGGCGCAACGTTTGGCAAAAATTGAACTCTTGCGCGCGCGTCAACAGATTACAACATCATTGCCCATGAAATTAGTTGGCTTAAAAGCTAACGTGGGCGATATTGTGCAAATCAACAATTCCCGCATGGGTTGGTCAAATAAACCATTTGAGGTGGTTGCTTCACAATTAACGTTTTCAGATACTGTTGGTGTTGACCTTGAATTGCGAGAAGTTGCAAGCAATGTATATGACTGGTCAGTTGATGAAGAACAAGCATTAGACCCAGCCCCAAATACAAATCTACCCAATGCGTTTACTGTTGGCACAATTGAAAGCCTTGTTGCTGAATCTGGAACTGATATTCTTCAAATCGCAAATGACGGCACAATCATTTCGCGGATTAAATTGACATGGGACACAATATCCGACCAGTTCGTAATATCTGGTGGGCGTGTAGAGGTTCAATATAAACCAGCTACTGAAAGCGTTTATTCCTCACAAATAGTTGATGGCGCTTCAACCTCTGCGTTTGTTGGAATTGTTGAAGACGGCAAGTCTTACAACTTACGAGTGCGTGCAATTAGTGCATTGGGCATTCAAGGCGCTTGGACAACTACAACTCACACGGTTATTGGCAAGACAACGCCACCAGCAGACCCGACTGGCTTTGCTATTGACCCTTATGACGTTGAGTTGAAGTTCACTTGGAATGAAAACACAGAGCCTGATTTCTCTTATTACGAGATTCGTACTGAAGACGCTAATTGGGGTTCTGATACCGCTGCCTTGGTTTTCCGAGGTAAAACAAACTCCTGCTTTGTACCTCCTAACGGTGTAGGCACACTGACGTATTACATAAAGTCAGTCGATACTTCTGGCAATTATTCAACTGGTACGGATTCAGACAGCTATACAGTTGTTGCGCCAACCGACATAACGGCTATCAACGAAGTATTCTCAGACACCAGCCTAACGTCCGCTGAAATCTTGCTGGCTTGGGATGATGTGACCACGGCTTTTGGTGTTGCGTATTATCAAATTTCCTACAACAGCACAACGGTAAACATCAAGAGTAACAGCGTTAGTTTGCCAGCCAACTGGATTGGTAGCCGCACGTTTACGGTTACGGTTCACGACAATATTGGAAACTCATCGGCTGGCTTTTCAAAGTCAATTACAAAGTTAGCACCAAACCCGATTACTAACCTACGCGCACAGGTCATTGACAACAACGTGTTGCTGTATTGGGATTTGCCATCAAGGACAACTCTGCCGCTTTCTCACGCGCTTTTGAAGAAAGGTGCTAGTTGGGCTACTGCTACGACAATTGGACGCAAAGACGGTGGCTTTACGAGCCTGCAAGAGACACAAGCGGGAACATATCAATACTGGGTTGCCGTTGTCGATACGGACGATAACGAATCAGAGCCGACAAGCATTGCCGTTCAGGTTGCCGAGCCGCCAGACTTTATTTTCCATGGTGAATTTACAAGTGACTTTTCAGCCACCAAGTCATCGGCTTTGCAAGAAGACCATTACCTTGTGATGCCTGTTAATTTGACAGAGACATTCCAAGAGCATTTTGACGACAATAGCTGGTCAACACCTCAAGACCAAATCGATGCTGGGTATCCTATTTATATCCAACCTGCTAATGGAACTGGATATTACGAGGAAGTCTTTGATTTCGGAACAGAATTGGCAAGTAGTAAGATTACCGTCAACTACGCTGGTACTGTGGTCGCTGGTACACCTCACGTTGACTTCACAATCAGCTACTCAGAGGATGGCGTAAGTTACATCAACCTGACTGGCGTTACCGAGGCGTTTGCCACCAACTTCAGGTATATCAAGATTAAGGTTACGGTCACCGAAGATGATGGCTTGGGCATCTATAAGCTGACCTATTTGAACGTTCGACTTGATGCAAAACAACGCTCTGACTCTGGCTCTGTGAGTTGCGTATCTACCGATACCGATGGAACTTTGGTAAACTTCAACAAAGAGTTTATTGATGTAACCAGTATCAACATTTCGGCTTCTGGAACCACACCGCTGACGACTGTTTATGACTTCCAAGACGCTAACTTGAGCGCCACATACGCAGTTGTAAGCAATGTTTGTACAGTAACCTCAACCAGTCACGGTTTGATTGCTGGTCAGAATGTACGGCTTGCTTTTTCAACTGGTAACGGTATTGATGGCGTTTACACGATTGCGAGCGCGACGACAAACACATTCACGGTGGCAATGGTGGTGGCAAATACAAGCGGTAATTGCTTGGTCTACCCAGAGGGCTTCAGGGTGTACCTATTCAACTCAAGCGGAACTCGCGTTAATGGCGTAGTTTCTTGGTCAATTAAAGGATATTAAACATGGCAGACCATAGCAAACCAACGGTAACAAGCACATACGCAAACTATACGAGCGAGTTAGATGGGCGCTTGGATGATTTGGCGCTTGGTCTTGACCCTGCAACGACTAGCCCGACAAACGTGCCAACCAATGCTATTCGCTGGGCAAGCGCATCAAACAAATGGCAAAAGTGGAACGGTAGTTCTTGGGGTGACTTATCTGGAAGCTACTCAATCAACATTAACGGTACTGTTGGCGCTACGACACCTGCGGCTGGTTCATTTACAAGCATTACAAACACAGGTGGCACAGCCAACGGAGTCACCTACCTCAACGGAAGCAAGGTGCTTACCTCTGGGAGTGCGCTGACGTTTGATGGTACTGATGTAGGAATTGGCATATCCCCCGGCGCAGCAAGACTTGATATTGCATCTACACTTCTTGGAGATGATTTAAATCTTTTGCGTTTGTATGCAACAGGCACAGCCGTTGGTGGCACAGGAAGCACATTGACTTTTACTGCTGGAAGTAATCTGATGTCTATCTTGGCGGGCACTTCAGATTCTTTGGTGCTTGGTGTTAATTCCACAGAAGGTATGCGCCTAACCAGCACAGGGCTGGGTATTGGCACGAGTTCTCCTGCAAGTAAACTTCATTTAAGCGGTGCGGCTACATCGGATGCTCGACTTACATTTACACAAACTACCGCTGGATTGTCTGGTCAGATTCAACAAGGCTCTACTGGTTTTGCTATCTCTGCTCTTGGCTCTCAAGCATTAACCATTGATACCTATGGCGTTGAGCGGATGCGCATCGACTCCAGTGGCAACGTAGGTATTGGCACGAGTTCGCCTGTTGGCAACTTGGTCGTGTCTACTGGTGCGGTTGGTTCTGCCAATAGCAACTTTAGGCATATTGTTGCTGAAGGAACTGGAAACTCTGGCATAACTATTCTGTCAGGCTCGACATCTATTGGTGCGTTAAATTTTGGCGATGCTGATGATAGTGACGTTGCAAGCCTTCGTTATTATCACAATACCGATTCTTTAGTATTTATTGGAGCAGGCTCCGAACGCGCCCGCATCGACTCCAGTGGCAACTTGCTGGTGGGGAAAACCGTTAATGATAATGTAACTGCTGGTACAGTTTTGCGCTCTGGTAGTTATATTTCAAGCGTAACTAGTAACGAAATTTCTTTGCTTTTAAACAGGGCAAACAGCGATGGTGACATTGCACTATTCCGCAAAGACGGCACTACGGTGGGGAGTATTGGGTGTAATGATAGTTATGTTTATATTGTAGGATCAAGAGAAACTGGCGCAGGTTTAAAGCTTGGTTCTAATCGTGTGTCACCGTCTACTTCTACAGGTTTAAACAGAGACAATGCTATTAGTTTTGGATATGCTAGTGCAAGATTTGACGACATCTACGCAACCAACGGCACAATCCAAACCTCTGACCGCAACGAAAAGCAAGACATTGAAGCCTTGTCAGAAGCAGAGGCACGAGTTGCTGTTGCTTGTAAAGGCTTGTTGCGTAAGTTCCGCTGGAAGGATTCTGTTGCTGAAAAGGGTGATGAAGCCCGTATCCACTTTGGCATCATTGCACAGGACTTACAAGACGCATTTGCCGCTGAAGGCTTAGACGCTGGACGCTACGCCATGTTCATCTCATCGACTTGGACTGACGAGGAAACTGGTGAAGAGCGTACTCGCTTGGGTGTTCGTTACCCTGAACTCTTGGCATTTATCATTGCCGCAATTTAAAAGGAAACTAAAATGGTTACATGGACAATCGTAAATATGGAGCGTGACGCTTCAACAGGATTTGTCAATAACTTACATTGGACTTGCTCCGATGTCTATGGTGAGTTCTCTGGTTCAACTTACGGCTCAATGGGCTTGTCTGGTGAACTTGTCACGCCCTACGAAGATTTGACCGAAGAAGTGGTCATCGGCTGGCTACATGAGGCAATGGGCGAGGAAACTGTTGCGGCACATGAAGCGGCTGTGGCAACTCAGATTGCAGAGGCTAAAGAGCCTAAAGTGGCTGTCGGTACACCTTGGTAATAACGGGAAGCCACCACCCGACTCTGGTGGCAAACTGAAAGGTAAATATGGCTAAAGACACGAAAAACGCCGTAGTAATCAATGATGTTGAATATCAAATCGACGACTTGACTCAAGAGCAACAAACGCTAGTGGCTCACGTTTCTGATTTGGATAGAAAACTATCTTCAACTCGCTTTGCGCTTGACCAGCTACAAGTTGGACGTAACGCCTTTATGTCCATGCTGAACGAATCCTTGTCAAAAAATGATGATTTGGTAGAATCAACGTAATTTAACCAAAGCCGTAGCCATGTCCAACGAAATCGACCCCATTCAATACGGCAAGTTGATTGCTCAAGTTGATAACCTGACAAACAAGGTTGATTCAATGGACGCCGATATTAAAGAACTGCTTGCTTTGGCAAACAAGTCTCGCGGTGGTTTCTGGATGGGCATGGCTATCACTTCAGCCCTAAGTGGTTTTGTTGCATGGTTTGTTGCAACATGGAATAGGTAAATATGTCTCAATTCATAGATTTAGTCCGTTTACCTAACTTTGGGCTTGGCGTATCCAAGGGTCAATTCCAGAATATCTCGCATATTCACAAGTTTGGCGCGGTTCCAGCCATGTCGGTCAATACGACAGGCACAATCTGGGACGTAAACGACACGATTTACCCTTGGTCTGCATTTGATTCTGCTGGCACACTTAGCCTGACTCGCGCTTCTGCAAGCGATGCCGACAAGGTTGTTGTTCTGGTCGGCTTGGATGAGAACTATGCTGAGATTACCGAAAGCGTTACATTGACCGCTGCCTCTGGTAATACCACGACAAACTCATTTATCCGCATCTTTAGAGCCTACATGACCACAGGTTCAAACGTTGGCAACATTGACGTTATCAAGAGCGCAACAACGGTGGCTCGGATTAACGCTGGTAAGAGCCAAACCCTGATGGCTATTTACACGGTTCCTGCTGGGAAGACTGGCTATATGTTACAGGGCACTTGCTCCTGTCAGTCAGGTGCTGATGCCACGGGTGATATGTTTATCCGCTATTTTGGTCAAGCATCGTTCCGAGTCGGACATTCGTTTGAAGTATCTGGCAACGGTGGTCAATACCTACATCCTTTTGTCATCCCAGTCCGAATCCCTGAAAAGTCAGATATTGACGTTCGGGTCTTGGTTCGCTCAAACAACGCACGAGTAACTGCCGCTTTTGACTTATTGCTAGATGAGGATAACTAATGCTGGTTGAATTGGCGGCGGCGAACGCAGCTTTTGCCGTCATCAAGGAAGCCATAGCAAACGGTGGTGAGATTGCGTCTTATGGCGCAAAGCTGGGCGAATACTTTGGGCTAAAGGCTGAGATAGCCAAAAAAGCCAACACCAAGGGTAACGATTCGGAAGAGTTCTGGGCACTTGAAGCGATACGCAATCAAGAAGAAGAACTCAAGCAAATGATGATTTGGCAGGGACGGGCGGGGTTATGGAATGACTGGTTAGCATTTCAGGCTCAAAAGAAGCGGGAACGCGACCAAGCAGAACGTGAACGCATATTAGCCATCCAGAAACGCCGCAAAGCCATTCTGGGCGTTTTTAATGCAATATTGATAGCCATCATAGTCCTCAGTGGTTTAATCTCCATAGGGGGCTTAATTTGGGCTATCCTTAAACGTGGAGCGTTTTGATGAATGACCTTATATCAATGGTTTCGAAATTTGCGCCTGCAATCGGCACTGCGCTTGGCGGTCCTTTGGGTGGTCTGGCGGTTAGTGCAATTGCTGAACGCCTTGGTGTCAAGGATGAAGTAGAAGCCGTGACCAAAGCGATTAAAGCTGACCCTGAAGCTGCTATGAAGCTAAAACAATTGGAAATTGAAAAGTTCAAGGCTGTTCTCGCAGACAAGGACTCAGCACGCAACCGTGAGGCTACGATTGCCACCAGCGAGAAAGCACCCCTACTCAACAAACTAATCAGCCCTGCTTTGGCTTTGATTGTGGTGACAGCTTGTGTGGGCATCCAGTTCACTTTGATTA